CTAATCTCCACTGTTTTCCGTGTGCAAATCCGTGTGCAATTTTAGTTTCTCCTCCAAAAATGCGTTTATGATTTGGTCTGTTTCCTGGGCTCCGTCGGGGAACACATAACCATAAATCTGCTTAAAGGTGTAATCGCTAGTCCATCCATTCCGGGCCATGGCGTACTGATCTACGACATTGAGCAGTATCATAATAGCTGCATTTGCGTGTCGGAGCCCGTGCACGGTGGTGTCCGTTATTCCAGCCCGTTTGCAGATGGCATGGACATGCTTTCGCACAGTGTCCGGGTGCCACTGGAATACTCTCCCCTGCTGCCCATGGTACATGCCCCGCAGCTTCTCCATGATATAATCCGGGCATCCGACAAGCCGCTGCGAACCTTCGTTCTTTGGGTATTCTTTTATAACCCATTTGTTATCTTTGTCCGGCACCATAGCCCGCCGGACCTCCACCTTGCCACCGTCGAAGTCAACACAATCCCAATACAGACCGCATATCTCCGATCGTCTCATGCCCAGCCATACGGCCATAACAATAGGCAATTCGCACGGATCCCCTACCGCACAGTCGATAAGCTTCACGACTTCCTCCACGGTAAGATATTGCTTTTGCCTCTTCACCCGCTGGGGCAGCTTTACGCCGGACACATCCACCCCATAGTCTTTCAGCACCGCGGTCAGGAGCCCATAGGCGTTCTTTATGGTCTTCGCGGATACTTTCTTTGCCTCGTCGGAAACAGCGCGTTGCACGTCCAGGCGCGTGATTGTATGTACGTCTCTGCGCATGAGGCTAGGAAACCTATGCTTCCGCATCGTCTCATAGCCTCGTATCGTTGTAGGCGACAGCGCCCCTTCTCCAGCCTGGATATAGCGTGATATCGCCTCGTCAACCGTCACCTTTTGTTCTTTGTCCTTGCTCACTAGCATCCCCGTTTTGATTGCCAGTGCTTTCGCATGTGCAACCTCCGGGTCGTCATCCACGACGGAGATCCGGCGCCCGTCCACCATCACCTGGCACCGCCAGGAGTGGGAGGGCAGCTCGACGGGTTTCGGGCCGGACAGCTTCGCGGCCTTCGCCCGCCTTTTAGCCCATAGCTTTTCCTGTTCAGTCATTGCAAAAATCCCTCCTGTCTGCTATAATGAGGGAGCAGAGCGCCCACAGGCATCTGCCCTTCTATGGCCGCCTCCGGTATTGCGAGTACCGGGGGCGGTTTCTCTTGCTTTCTGTCGATTGCTGTGCTATTCTGTCTACAGGCGCTGCACAACGGCAGGCGGTTAGCCACACCTCCCGAAAGGGGGTGAGGCCCATGCGGATCACACTACATATCGGACGGTTCACCGTTACGATTATTGTGAAAAGCAGAAACCGCCACTCGGCCAAGTGACGGTTTCTAGAGCTTTGCTTTATTAACCTCATACCGGGCTAACCGCTTGTTGCAGCGCCTTTCTATGTCTATTATAAACCGTCCTGTATTTGATTGTCAAGTCGCCTCATCACAATAAGCTATGATTTCATTCATTGTATCAGTATAGTGCTGGTCACATACATACCTTGCATTTGACGCGAATTTAAGTGCAGCACTATAGTTTTCCGTAAAATTGAGATTAAGGTCTCCCATTGTATCCAACGCCTTCCTCAAAGACGAGGTTCCGTTCTCTAAGTAGGAAATGGAATCCACGAGATCCTGATCATCTGAGTAAGAAATATCTATAAATTGGCGTTCAGCTTCAATTGCAGATTCAAAAGTATCTAAAAGGGTTTTTGCCTCCTCCTTTATCTCTCGCGCAGCAGAAGATGAAAGTAGCCCAGATGTCAACATTGCTTCGGAAGCAGCGAACCCTTGAGCAATCGTTTCCATTTCCCGGCCATAGTCGGCAAGCGACTTAAATTGATTCGCCTTCAATGCAAGTCCCCAAATATAAAGTGCATCTTCGCGGCTTAACTCCCCGGGTGTCCCATCCAATGTGACAGTTCCAGTCTCCCCATCCCAATCGACGTCCAGCCCCAGAGCATCCCCCACGGCCCGCACCGGCAGATAGGTGGTTCCATTGATCGCGAACGGCTCCACCGTGTTCCCGTTGGCATCCTTCGGCGTGATGGTCTGCCCGTTGAGCGATATCTTGATATTGTTATAGTCCAGTGCCGCCTGAGTCCTGCCCACAACTGCCCCGGCGGTTCCAATCGTCCCGGCGATTACCCCAGCCACCAGCAGTCCCGCGACAAAACCTTTGTATTCTCTCTTCATTCTATCTGCTCCCCTTTCATGAATATCCGATTAATTGTCCCATAGTCATCTCTTTCTTCTGTAAATCACTGTAAAAATGCAGTTCCAAAACTGTATAATTTTCCGTCTTGCAAAAATCGAACAAACGTTCTATAATGAGCTCAACACATCACCGTTCAGGGGTGGATTACATGACTGCTTGGGAAACACTAATTCACTGCAATATCACAAAGCTGCCTATTGACCTTGACCAGATCTGCAAATCCCTTGGTATCCTCCTATGCTCTTACACGCAAGGGTACCGAATTTTGAAGGAAAGCAATCTAGGCAATGAGACCTTCGGTGCGGACGGCTTTCTGATCCGCGGTAAACGCGGCGCTGTTATCCTGTATAATCCACATCTCAGCCCAGGCCGCCGCCGCTATACCGTCGCTCATGAAATCGGTCACTACTGCTTAAACCACGGCACTGGTATCATCCACCGTGATGCCAAGGATCAGAAACCCCGTCCTCAAATAGAAATCGAGGCCGACCGCTTTGCCGCGCAGCTTCTCTCCCCCGCCTGTGTTCTGCGGGCCCTGCATGTAGGTGGTCCTTTCGCCATCCGTCAGCTCTGCCATATCAGTCAGCAGGCCGCCGAAATTGCCTTCCAGCGGTTAAAACGTCTGCATGACCTGGATGCCCAGTGGATGGAGGAGCGCAGTTGTTCTTACTTCTTTCAGTCTGGAACTGAATGGTGCCTTTATCGGCAGTTTGAGCCGTATATCCTAGCTACCACTCGTCATCTTCCCGCTCAGAACCCGTGTTCTGCAAGTTGAACATTCCTTCAATCAATTTCCACTGTTCATCGGTGAGCACACGGCGCGTTGTACGCCCGCCCCTGTGAATAATCACTGCGTCCCCCTGCCCGTCGGCCTCCTGGCCGGCGGGCTTTTCTGTTTTCTCTGTTCCTAAAAGATAGCCGACGCTTACTCCGAAATAATTAGAGATTTTATCCGCTGTTTTTGCGCTAATTCCGTTTCTTCTTCCACCCCTGAGTTCTGTGAGCAAATTGGGGCTTATTCCAATGTCTTTACATAGTCTGTATCCTGTTATACCTTTGTTTTTACATAACAGATCTATCCGATCAGACAGGATAGACATAAAATACACCTCCGTTTTGTGCATTATTCCAAACCACACAAAACGGTATTGTTTCACCTTGACTATCACAGCAAAAAGTAATAATATAGTGACATGGCAATCCCGTTCTGTGTGACACACAAACTCTTGTTGACGCTTTGAGTTTATTACACAATACGGTAATTGTCAAGATAGAATATACCTGCCAGACAACAGAAAATGCGGTGAAGGTGCCTCTCCACCGCATTTCCGCCGGGTTAATTTGTCCTCACCAGTTCGCGACATCCCTTTCGCTATGGTTGGCTTTAGGGGTAGGCGGGGAAGGCACTCCCGTTACGTTCTGGCCGATATCCTGTTGCGGCCCGTCCGCACCGCAGGGGTCAGTGCCTCATGGGTGGAGGCATGGGACAACGGCTCGGCATCATGAGAGAAGCTGCGGTAACGAGCTTTTCCATGATGGCCTCACCTCCCTTCATTTGCTTGGGTGCCCATGGAAGGGGCCACGTGTGGCAGGTACATTCTATCCCATTTACTTTCACTTGTAAAGGAGGAGAGAGCATGAAGAAAAAGAAACGGCCCATTACCCCCTTCGGGAAGGACGTTAAACGCCGCCTGATCGATCTGGATCAGGATCAGGCCTGGTTGATCGGAGAAGTCCGGGCCCGGACAGGGCTATACTTCGACAGTTCTTACATGTATAAAATCCAAACCGGCCAGCTTGCGACGCCCAGCATTGTCAACGCCATCTGCGACATACTCGCCATAAAGCCATGACTCGCCGCAAGACGAAGGCCCCAGCGGCCCCGACGGCCTGGTGCCGTCTGCACGAGCGCTACATGAATGACGCATACATCCACCTCCGCCGGTGCTGCCTCAAGGGCCGCCGGGGGCCCTGCAAACACCTGGAATGGCTGACAAAAGAAAATGCCCCCGCCAGTGCTGAACCCACCGGCGAGGGCGGCAAACCTAATTGAAGCAACCAATCAGGCTTGCAGGAAGATTGTACCACAACCTCCCTGCGGCCGCAAGCGCAAGGAGGAATTTTTGTGAACGAGAACGACAGAATCAAGGACTTGGAACTCCAGGCCCGCAACACCCGCCATTTGGTGGATCGCATCATCTACGCCGCCTATGGAATTAAAGTCCAGGAGCTGATTAAGGCCCTGTGTAACCGAGAGGAGGAGAAGCACAATGCCGAAAGTGTATCTGACCGCTGACCAGCGTCTGGCGGCCCGCTATGACGCCATGGCCCAGCGCCTGGCCGACGGTCTGGCCGTCTACAAGTGCCGGAACCGGCTGCGCAACCGGGATATTGGCCGCGCCCTGGGTATCCGGGACGAAACCGTCTCCCGGCTTTTGGGCGGCGACCGCACCGTCCGCCTGAACATGGAAACCCTGTTCAAGCTGGAAGACATGGCAAAGGAGGTGAGCTACCATGAGCAAGACCCGAAATGAGCGCCGCCAGGCCCGGCGGGAGGCTGTGCGCGGTGTGGTGGTCACCATCTGCTTCCTAGTGGCCCTGTTTGCTGATAGTTGGGTGGAGTGGATTTTGTGAACCGCTATCTGATTACGAGCGTTGCGGCTCTGTCTCTCTTACTGGCGCTGGTTGTACTGATTGAAATCGTCTGGAACCAAGAACCGGAACAGCCAGCCATTGAGACCCCGGTAGCAACCACCACCCCGTCCCCCACGCCCACCGGCCCGCTCACCATCCAGATCACCGGCCTGGAGGGCGCGGAGAGCATCGACGATGTGTGGGCGGTCATAGAAATCCCACATTGAGGAGGGAGCAAAATGGACTTAAAAAAGATTTTGGACGAGCATCTCCTTTGGCTAAATGGAAAGGGCGGCAGCCGTGCCAACCTGTGCGATGCCGACCTGAGCGGTGCCGACCTGCGCTGTGCCAACCTGCGCAATGCCGACCTGCGCAATGCCGACCTGCGCTGTGCCAACCTGAGCGATGCCGACCTGCGCGATGCCGACCTGCGCTGTGCCAACCTGAGCAATGCCGACCTGTTCGGTGCCAACCTGCGCGGTGCCAACCTGAGCGATGCCAACCTGCGCAATGCCGACCTGCGCAATGCCGACCTGCGCAATGCCGACCTGTGCCGTGCCGACCTGAGCAATGCCGACCTGCGCTGTGCCGACCTGCGCAATGCCGACCTGTGCCGTGCCGACCTGTGCGGGGCATCTATAGATCAAATGATGTGGAATATTTATACGGTGTTCTATCCGTTGCAATGTCCGGAATCCGGCTCTTATATCGGCTATAAAAAGGCAAGTGGCCTTGTTGTGGAGTTGGAAATCCCCGCAGATGCACGCCGGTCCTCCGCTACTAGCCGAAAATGCCGCGCCAGTAAGGCCAAGGTATTGAGTATCACAGATATCAACGGAAATCCTGCTGGCGGCCAGGTAAAGAGCAATTATGATCCGAACTTTGTTTATGCCATAGGCGAAACCGTTGAGGTGACTGATTTCGACGATAACCGATGGAACGAGTGCTCCACTGGCATTCATCACTTTATTACACGGGCGGAAGCCGTTATTTACGAATAAAAGCGCCGCTCCCCGGTGTGCGAGACCGGAGGGCGGCAAGAGAAAGAACATCTGCCCTTATTATCAGGGAAAGGAGCTGATTTGTCAATGTTGAATTTGAACCCATGCCCGGACAGGCAGCAGGACAACCCCGTCTCCGAGTGTGAGAAGTGCCGCCAGGAGGTCTACCACGGCGAGGCCCGCTTCCAGTGGGAGGGGCGCTGGCTCTGCCCGGACTGCTTCCGGGCCGCGGTCAACAAGGCCCTGCGCGACTGCCCGGAGCAGTTGGCGCTGGAGATGGGGCTGGAAGTGGAGCGGTATGTCTGATGGCGACCTTACTATTCTTTGACCAGGGGCACAAATATACCCTGGACGGGGAGGAGCTGCCAAGCGTATCCGAGTTGTGCCGCTTTCTTTCCCGCGAGATTTACGGAGATGTAGCACAATGGAGGCTCGACAATGCCGCAGACCGGGGCACCGCCGTCCACAAAGCCTGTGAGTCGCTGGATAAGTTCGGTTCCGTGGATGTGCAGGACGCCATTTTACCCTACTTACAAGCCTATTTGAAATTCCGCCGGGAACACGCGGTGGAGTGGCGGAAAATTGAGTACGCCTCCCACCACCCGGAGCGCCGCTACGCGGGCACCATTGACCGTTACGGCCTCGTGGACGGCGTATGCTCCCTGGTGGATATCAAGACCAGCTATACAATCCATAGCCCCCTCTGTGCCGCCCAGCTCAACCTCTACCGCTGGTTGCTGGATGCCCAGGGGCTTCCCGTGGACAAGCTCTTTATTCTGCATCTGAAGAAGGATGGAACCTATAAGCTCCAGCCCTTCGACCGAGACGACGCGCTACCGGAGGCTCTCCTGACCCTCCACAGTGCGTTAAAAAAGAAAGCGAGGAAACGCAATGCCTGATGAAGTTGTAACCGCCCAGGAGTCCGCTGAGGCCCCGGTTCTTACCCCCGCACCCACAATACCCGGCGGCTTGACCATGTGGAACGACACCAAACTTATGAACCTGGCGTACCGCACCGCTGGTATGCTCTCCCGCTCCGGCTTGGTACCGGACAGCTACCGCAACAGCCCGGAGAACTGCCTGATTGCTATCGACCTTGCCAACCGTCAGGGGCTCTCTCCCATGATGGTCATGCAGAACCTCTATGTGGTGAAGGGAAAGCCTGCCTGGAGCGGCTCCTTCTGCGCGGCCGCGGTCAACGGCTGCGGCAAGTTCACGCCGCTGGAATATGTATTTGTGGGCGAGACCGGAACTCCCTCCGAGGGCTGCTTTGCTCGCGCCACCCGCCTGTCCAACGGCACACAGTGCGTCTCCGACACCATCACCCTGAAAATGGCGAAGGACGAGGGCTGGATGGATAAAGGCGGCTCCAAGTGGAAAACCATGCCCCGTCAGATGATGATGTACCGGGCCGCCTCCTTCTTTGCTCGCGCCCATTGCCCCGAGGTGCTGCTGGGCATCCAGACCGTGGAGGAGGTGCAGGACGTGCGGGGCTATGAGGAGCCCCAGCCTTCCGTCACCACCGTTGTTTTGGAGGAGCATACATGCTGAACCGGATTATTCTCATGGGCCGCCTCACCCGCGATCCCGAGCTGCGCCACACCCAGGCGGGAACCCCTGTGGCTTCCTTCTCCCTGGCGGTGGACCGGGACTTCAAGGACAAGGCCACCGGCGAGAAGGGCACCGATTTCATCGACATCGTGGCTTGGCGTCAGACCGCCGAATTTGTCTCCCGCTTCTTCACCAAGGGCCGCATGGCCGTGGTGGAGGGCCGTTTGCAGCTCCGGGACTGGACGGATAAGGACGGCAACAAGCGCCGCACCGCCGAAGTACTG